ACTCAGCGTGGCGCTTATGGCAACAGGATGGAATGGCTTGTTCCCCGAACCCACGCCGCCAGTGGAAAAAACGCTAAAGCAAAAAGCAAAAGAACGACAGCTAAGTGAAATCTGTTTGAGAAAAGACAAAAGACACCAAACTGATACTGTGAAACGTATATGCAAACAATGGAAGGAGCAACAAGGTGCTTGAGGTACACGACATCAACGGCAGACTCACGACGCGAAATGTTTGGTACACGACCGATGACTATGGGACGCTATGGCGATTCGTTATAACAGAAGGCGGTGTTCGCTATTGGGGGGATGCAATCCATGAGACAGCGATGATGAAAATTCTTGGATACACAGACTGGAGTAGACATGCTTGAAGCAATCAGAACATTTTTTGGTAAATCACGTGGGGAACACGGGGAGCGCAGAACAGTCGTGCAAGAAGGTCTTGTATGGCGGTGCAGTAACTGCTACCTTATTTTTCTAACCAAATCCGCAGGAGAACAGCATGAGTGCCGTGAACGCATTTAACTGGAAGGAATTTACAGACGAGGAACACGCAAGGCGGGGCGACCCCTTTGCTGACATCAAACGTAATGCAGTTATCAGCGCCAAAACAACTGAGGGGGTACAAAAGCTAAGGAACAAGAACCCTAGCCACGGAACAATCTTTGGGATAACAGATAAGAACATAAGCACAGTCCCGCCTGAAATGATGGGGAAACGTGGGTTTAAGTTTGGCAATAAGGTTGCCAAGGGAGGAGCAAGACCGAACGCAGGTAGGAAGTTGCCGCAGTTTGATGAACGCAGAGCTTTGTCTTTGTATGCGGAAGGAGCGACAAAGAAAGAGATAGCTGACAGGTTTGATGTGCCATACAAATCGATGCTGACTTTTTTTAAGAAAGCTGGGAAATTAAAAAGGAACCAAGATGACTGAAGAAATTACAAAACGAAAAGGACGAGGCCCGAGTAAGAAGCCAACCCTTTTCAATACGAGCTTGCGACTATCGAGGGAGGTGATGGACTACTTCAACACCCACCATCCGTATTCAAAGCAAGCCAAAATCCGTGAAATTCTTACCGAGTATGTAAACAGCCAACAGCAAGGAGCTAACAATGGCAACTAAGAAAGCAACCACAAGCCGCGCCGCACTGATGCGTGAGCACTACACCGAGAACCCAACAGCTACAGTCTCTGAAGTAGCCAAGAAGTTCAAGACCACGTATTCGATTGCGTACATGTGCAAGAAAGAGATGGAAAAACGTCGGAAATGGCAACTCCTTGAAATGACTTCAAGCAACACACCATTACCATCAATCACAATGGTTGAACCACAACCCGACCCGGTGAACCATCCTTATCATTACAAAGTAGGTGGAATCGAGACCATCGACTTCATTGAGGCCAAGGAACTTAACTACAACATGGGTAACGCTGTGAAGTACATCAGTCGAGCCGACCACAAAGGCAACCGACTGCAAGACTTGGAGAAAGCCAAGTGGTACATTGACCGCGAACTTGCCAAAACATAAAGATTGGGGGGTGAATTGATTGGGGGACGACCTAGCTGGCAGATGTGACGGTGTCTCTTTGGGTGAAGTTTCCCCCTTGAATTAAAGTGACTTCATCCGACTTCTAACGTGATCGGGGGCACGTAATCTGCCAACCCCCTGCCTAACATTTGTTAGGGTAAGTCCTAACCGCTCTCGGGCGGTTTTTTTACGCCGGTACTTGACAAAGTCAAGCTGTGTGATATTATCGCCGCTCGAAAACAAATTGAGGAGTTAGAGCATGGCGACTTTTGGAAATTCATCCGTAGCTTTTGATGGCGATATATTGAGGTGTCCTCAGTGCAGTGAAAATTATTTGCACCATCGCAATACAACAATATTTGAACGCAGTGAAGACGACAAGCTAACAACTGTTATAGCCCAGTCAGAACACGAAGCACAAGTTTCAAGGTTTCCGTCCGCAGATACATGCAACCCTAGTGACCGCAGGAACGGAATAATTATTGAGTTTCAGTGCGAACACTGCCACTACGATTATGGTGACGCAAGTCCGGAGCTACAAGGATTTTTTAGGTTAGCCATAATTCAACACAAAGGCAATACCTTTGTGGAGTGGGTGTAATGGCGGCAACACCTGAAGCTAAAGTCAAGGCCAAGATCAAAAAAATCCTGAAAGACAACAACGTCTATTTCGCCATGCCAATCGGCACTGGCTACGGCAGTTCAGGAGTCCCCGACTTTCTTTGTTGTGTCAACGGACACTTCCTTGCGATTGAAGCCAAGGCAGGTAAAGGCACGACCACAGCATTGCAAGACAAAAACATTCGAGAGATAAAAGAATGCGGTGGCACAGCCGCTGTCATTGCCGAAGAGCAACTCGAATATCTCGAACAACTTATTCAACTGATGAAACAATGAAGGAGCTAACGATGAGCGAGTTCTGCGCGGGGGTAAAAATTTTGCTGGAGCGCATGAAGTCCAACCCCGAGGACTTTGAAATGGTTGAGTACCATATGGCTACCGACCAAGGTGTACAAGGGCGCTTCTACCAATTTGCGCAGTCAATGGACGATGTAATTTTGGGTAAGCAAAACAAAGACAGACCGTGGCGAGACTGGCAGTACTTCACCGAGGAGGAACGCCAAGCCTTGGTTGAGGGGTTCAAGGAAATGAAGCGAGCCAAGTTTGACAAGACGGTCATGGAGCGGGTGTTTGATGAGCAATACATTGAACGTCAACAGGAGCGAATACGGTTTGCTACCCAAAGCATAAACACAGCCAACTTACAAAACATGGCGGCAAAAGGCGCACAACAAACACCTCCGGGTACTTTCATAACTACAACCACCAACACAGGCAGTGGGCTTATGAGTGCTATTGGGCTTGGGGGCGTGTTCAAATGAACATCATCACGGTTGACTTTGAAACTGCCTACGGCGGCGACCTTGGGTTTGCCAAGCAGACCACTGAGGAATACATTCGGGACAAGCGCTTTGAAGTTGTCGGTGTTGCAGTACAGGTAAACGATGGCGAGCCGGAGTGGTTTAGCGGTACACACCAAAAGCTGTACAGCTTCCTGAACAAGTATGACTGGAAGAACTCCATTGCCTTAGCCCACAACGCAGTGTTTGATGGGGCGATTCTGAATTGGCAGTTTGGCATCACCCCCAAGGGTTGGCTTGATACGCTGAGCATGGCACGTGCGCTTCATGGTACAAACGTAGGCGGGAGTTTAGCGGTGCTGGCCGCTTACTACGGCCTTGGAGTCAAGGGCGAACAGGTCAAGCAGTACATCAATTACTTCCGCAAGGACTTCAGCAAAGAAGAGTTGGTTGACTACGGTGTCTACTGCAAGAACGATGTGGCACTGACGTGGGACTTGTATGGGTGCATGAGCCAAGGGTTCCCCGCATCCGAGTTGCGCCTGATTGACCTGACCGTGCGTATGTTCACCGAGCCAGTGTTGCAGTTGGACAAAGACTTGTTGCAAGACCACTTGATCTCAGAGCAAACACGTAAAGCCGAGTTGCTTGCCGCTTTTGACAAAGACATATTGATGAGCAACCCGCAGTTTGCCAACTTGCTTGTATCGTTTGGTGTTACGCCGCCAATGAAGAAAAGCCCCGCCACTGGCAAGCAAACCTTTGCGTTCTCTAAGACGGATGAAGAGTTCAAGGCCCTGTTGGAGCATGAGGATACTCGGGTACAAGCAGTAGTTGCGGCCCGGCTGGGAACGAAGTCAACCATTGAGGAGACGCGAACCGAGCGGTTCATTGGGATTGCCAAACGAGGGCCAATGCCAGTTCCCCTCCGATACTACGCCGCTCACACCGGACGGTGGGGTGGTGACGACAAGATCAACTTGCAGAACTTGCAACGCAAGTCACCGCTAAAGAACGCCATCCTTGCACCGTTTGGTTACGTGATGATTGACTCAGACTCATCACAGATTGAAGCACGTACGCTGGCATGGTTAGCGGGACAGGACGATTTGGTTGAAGCATTTGAAAGGGGCGAGGATGTATACAGAATCATGGCATCTGCTATCTATGGCAAGGCTGTCGAAAAGATTACCAAAGACGAGAGGTTTGTCGGTAAAACGACGATTCTTGGCGCAGGCTACGGCATGGGCGCGGCAAAGTTTAAGGCGCAACTTAAAAATTTTGGTGTTGAAGTTACGCTTGAAGAAGCACAGCGAATTATCGATACGTACCGAGCTACTTATCCGAAAATTACTGCACTGTGGAAGTCTGCGGCGAATGTCCTCCCTGCGATTATCGGCGAGCAAACGACGGCGTTTGGGCGTGGCGACATACTTAAGGTAGATGGGTCACAGGGCATCCTACTACCCAACGGACTGCGCTTGAAGTACCCCAACTTGCGTTGGGTGGAGATGGAAGAAAACGGCAAACCCCAGTTTGTGTATGACACCAAGAAGGGCAAGGCAGTTATCCCCAACCGAATCTATGGCGGCAAGATAATTGAGAACGTATGCCAAGCACTTGCACGTATCGTGATAGGTGAGCAAATGTTGATGGTGGCCAAGAAGTATCGCGTGGTCATGACAGTGCATGACGCCGTGGCTTGTATTGCACCCGAGGCCGAGGCTGAAACAGGTAAGGAGTACGTTGAGTTGTGTATGCGCCTACGTCCGTCGTGGGCACCCGAGTTACCGTTGAACTGCGAAGCAGGGTATGGGAGAAGTTATGGGGATTGTTAATAAGCCATTGATCGACAAGTTTTTTGATCGTGTCACGTCCAATGAGTATGGGTTGCCGGTAGAGTTTAGACACAACGTACCGAAGAAGGATGTGCAAACATTTATTTTGTCGCCCGAAGTTGCGTTGAGCGCCGAAATGCTTGTGCGTTCTAAGTCTTTCAAGATGCCGACTCTTACTGAATTGCACATGCCATACCCGCACACGGTGATCGAGTACCCGCTAACAGAGGACATTCGCAAGCTACGCCACAACGGACTTATCAACGGCATCGTTGAGATAATACGCATCGGCGCGTACATCCATGAGATCAACGAGGGTGTATTTACTTGTTTGCCGTATTGGGAGTTCATTGACGGCAGAATCCAACATAGCTTTTTTACGTTTTTGTTTGGTATGAATGCCCTCGGCGCACTTAAAGTGTCTCTTAGCTCTAGGGTCAATGGGGACGATGCTGTTGATTGCAACATCATACCGTGCGTATCGTTCATTGTGGCCGCAGAAAAAGCGGGGGTTCCACCTGAGCGTTTTAAACAGCTATTTGAAGCACCTGAAACACAACAACACATCAGAGAAGCCGCCACAGAAATTCCATGCCTTATGTTTGCCTCTTATCTTTTGCTTAGCTGTAAGAGCGGGGTAGGGCGGACTAAGGTTCCCGCACGGATACCCCCCAAGGGTACAAAACTCGGCGGTAAAAAACAGAAGGCATACTCTGCTAGTGCGTACACATTGTTGCATTTGGAAGAAATTGAGAACGCCACCACCGAAGGTGTTGTCAGTCGCCGTTCAGATATTTCAGCCCATTACGTGCGAGGCCACTTCAAACAACGCAAGAGCGGTATCTATTGGTGGAATTCATTTGTGCGCGGCAACGGGGAACCCCGTAAACGCGAAGCTTACTTAGTAGAGGAAACAGCATGAATATCGTATGGTCGTTTAGTAGCCTGAAAACATTTCAGCAGTGCCCCAAGAAGTACTATCACACCAAGATAGCCAAGGACGTTGTTGAACCTGACACAACGGCAACGCTGTACGGCAAGACGGCACACACTGTGGCCGAGGAATACATTCGGGATGACAAACCAATCCCGCCAGCGTTTGATTACATGCAAGACACGTTAGATGTACTGAAGCAGATTGATGGAGAGAAGCTATGCGAAGTGAAGTTGGGCTTGACGAAGAATTTGGAATCCTGCGATTTTCACGCGACGAATGTATGGTGGCATGGTATAGCCGATTTGGTAGTCATCAACGAGGCGAAACAGTTGGCGCACTCAGTGGACTACAAGACGAGCAAGAGTGCGCGGTATGCGGATACCAAGCAACTCGATCTTGTGGCTGCTGGCCTTTTTGCCAAGTTCCCAAAGATCATGAAAGTGAAATCAGCCTTGATATTTACTGTAAGTAAGGAGTTCGTACAAGCTACGCACTACCGAGAAATGATGCCGAAATATTTGGAGCAGCCAGCAAAAGATGTTGCACGAATTGAGGCGGCATTGGAAAATGGGGTGTGGAATCCAATCAGTGGGCCACTGTGCAAGTTCTGCTCAATTAAAGAATGTGAATACAACAGGAGTTAAAGATGCCCTACGTAAACAAACCAAGACCATACAAAAAAGAATACAAGCAACAAGTTGACCGAGGCGAACATGAAGACAGGATGGATAGACAACGTGCAAGAAACGAGATGGACAAAAAGGGCATTGACCGTACTGGAAAGGACATCGACCACGTGGTTCCATTGTCCAAAGGGGGAACAAATGCTAAAGGAAATCTTAAACTCAAAACGCCGAGCGCCAATCGTTCGTTCACTCGCAACTCAGACCATACGGTCAAAACCAACAAGCCAAAAAAATGAACATATCAGCGTATGAGTGGCCTCGTCCACCGGGGTTCACTCCATTCGAGCATCAGAAGACAACATCAGAGTTTCTCGTCAACAACCCCAAGTCGTTTTGTTTCAACGAGCAAGGTACAGGCAAGACAGCGTCAGTGATTTGGGCAGTAGATTATTTGATGAAGTTAGGTGTAATAAAACGTGTGTTAGTGATTTGCCCACTGTCGATCATGAAGTCGGCATGGCAACAAGATTTGTTCAAGTTCGCAATACATCGTACGGTCTCTGTGGCGCACGGCTCTGCCAAGAAGCGCAAGGAAATCATCAATGCGGGGTCAGAGTTTGTCGTTATCAATTTTGATGGTGTTGGAATCGTTAAGAGTGAACTGCTCAAGGGTAAGTTCGATTTGATTGTGGTTGATGAAGCGTCAGCGTATAAGAATGCTCAGACAGATCGTTGGAAAGACCTGCGCGACCTAACAAAAGTTATCAAAGGTCTGTGGATGTTGACCGGAACGCCAGCCGCACAGTCGCCTGTGGATGCTTACGGATTAGCAAAGCTGATTAACCCGCACGGCATCCCCATGTTCTTTGGTCAGTTCAGAGATCAGGTGATGTACAAGATCAGTGAGTTCAGATGGATACCCCGCCCCGAGGCCAAGCACATTGTTCATAAGGCACTCCAACCCGCCATTCGGTTTGAGAAGCGTCAGTGCATTGACTTGCCTCCGATGACATACGTTGATCGTGATGCACCGATGACGACACAGCAGATAGGCTTCTACAAGTTGTTGAAGTCACAGATGTTGATCGAAGCAGACGGCGAAGAAATCTCTGCGGTGAACGCCGCCGTGAAGGTCAGCAAGCTGTTGCAAATTGCATGTGGCTCAATCTACACCGACACTGGTGAAGTGATTGACTTTGATGTGTCCAACCGCATGAGTGTGGTACGTGAAGTGGTTGATGAGAGCAGTAACAAGGTGCTGATATTTGTACCCTTTACACATACCATCGCACTGCTTAAAGACTACCTGACCAAGCACAAAATAACGTGCGAAGTCATCAACGGCGAAGTGAG